ATCCATTGCGGCAAAGCCAGATCCCTTCATTAAAAAGTCAGCAGTATTTCTCATCTTCTCTGCTGTTCTTGCCATCCAGCCTTGTTGCATAGCGGCATTTTCATTGATGAGATTCATAAACTCACCAAATGTTTGGTTGCCTATACCTAGCTTTTCAAGATCAACATTGGGAATAGCCTTGAATGGGCCAGTCGCTTTTAAACCTTCCTTGACAGCACTGCCTCCATACTTTGCTCCAAGCAAAGGTATGTCAGCAATGTTTAGAATTGCAGATAACGGGCCAGCCAAAGTTACTGCATACGCAAGAGAGCTTGCCGCCTGAATAAGAGGATGAGGTGCTTTAGCCGCGCCAAGCATTCCTTCCCTCATAAGATTCATAGCATAAAACGATCCTTCCTGGCTTATGCCCTTGTCTCTCATCGTATAGGCAAGCTCATCATAAAACTCATCTATTGTTATTGGCCTGCCAAATACCTCTGCGGCAGTTTGTGGTCTAACACCAAACGCTCTGCCAACTTGATTTAGCTCTTCAAGTTTTTGTATGCGCTTCATGTCAGTAACAATAGGGTTGTCGTAATCAGCAGGGTTAGGACGAGGACCGGTGTAATCATTTTGCTGTATATATCGCCCTCTGGTTCTAGGTTTAAATGCACTGTCCATTAACGACTGCGCTTCTACAGCATCAAATGCCGCGCCATCACTTACCCTCTGTTCTGCTACTGCTCTGTTGCGAGTAGTTAAATAAGTTAAAAAGTTTCCAGAACCAGGGCGAGTTTCAAAATCTGCACCAAATACGTTCTTGTTTAGGCTAAGTTGTTTTCTATCGCTGTATCGCAAATATCTTTTCAATGCCTCCATATTTGCAGTATTGAATTTTTCTGCTAAGTGTTCCTCAAGTCTTTTTATAGACACCTCTTGCAGTTCGGCGCGACGTTGTTTTAGCCTCTTAATGTACTCAACAGGATCAGTGCTTGTTTGCAACCCTTTGAGAAGAGAGTTGTAACTAGCAATTTCAGTTTGAGTTAAAAAATATCCAGCACCATAATCAAGAAGAGCGCCTTTTACGGCCTCATCTTCGTTAATAACCTGTATTACAGGAACCATGTCCCTGCTTAACTGCTCCATCTCATTGTTAGTAACCCGTAA